GTCTAGACAATTTGCCTTACTAATAATCCACCATAAATTAACATCGCCATAGTACTTATGTGATAAAAGATCTAATCGTTCTCCCTCAATAACAAAATGCATTATATCAGAATCCTTCTCATCAATTTTTGGATAAAATGTAGGCTTAAAATATCTATCATTATTTTTACTTTTTTTAATTCTTGCGTCTTTGTATCTATTAAACATAATTTTATGGTGTTGTTGCTGCTGAATCAGCAGGTGTTGCATCTGTTATTATATCTTGCATCATAAGTTTACTTATATCACCTTCATTCTTTCTAGTTGGGCCGCCTTTTCCATCAGCGTCAGTTTTCCAGTTAACACCTTCCTCAGTATAATGCTCACCATCTAGCCAATCTAAATTATAGTGTACACCCTTTGCTACAGGAATATTATTACCGATATAAGTAAATCCAATTGATACATCTATTTTCTTTGTAAACTGTAAACCTGCATCAGTTTCCCATGGACTTTCTGAGCTTGGAAATGTTACTGAACATTCTGATAAAAATCCTAACTGACTCTTAACAATATCACCAGCAGTTAATTTAATTAATGGTCCAGATGCACGGAAATAATCATCTAAATTAGGATAACACATTCCCACAAGATAGTTTACTTTTTCTAATAGTATAGGAAACTCTTGTTTTGTTTTTGGAAATATTGTAAATCCAAAACTTATTGAACGTGCAGTATTTTGATAAGTATAAACAGCAGTCGTTCTTCCAATATAGTTTATTGGGTTCCACGACGGTGAAATTGTATCAGTTATGTCCTCAGAAAATAGTGCGCGAAATTGAATATCTTTTTTGTTATAAACATCATGAAAAATTAGTGGTACAAAATCTAAATCTGGATTTGCTTCTCCGTATGGCAAAGCATTAACTTTATCTACATGATCACCAAATAATTTGCCATGAGAATCTGTGTTTACTTGTCCCCTGAAGCCATGCGCTCTTACTGGCTGAAGTGGTGCTAATTCATTTTCATTTGTTGTCACGCTCATTCCTTGCTTGCCAATTTTATAAACTTTTTCTTGTCCTTCTTTTCTAATTCCTGACTCTGCTTTCCAATCATTTCCTGAGCCTTTTTTAACTACATCTCCAAATCCTTCTGAGGTTGTATAACCACCCTGAACACCGTGTGAATCATTCCACTCGCTAGGACTATGAAGTGTATTTTCATACGTAATATCTTGATAATCAGGTGCCTCATCAGATCCTAAATTTGCCTCTAAGCCAAGATGACTGTAACCGAGAGTAGAATATTTGTTAACTAATCCTCTCGTGTTCCATTGAGCTTTATTGAGCTTATTTTCACCGCCTAAGTCAGTAGCTACAGATTTGGGTATTAGTGGCTCTCTTGCTCCAACGTCTGTATTTCCGAGTATTTTTTGTCTAAGACTAGGAAATTGCTCAATATTAGCTGTCGCTGGACCGGCTTCAGCTATAATTTCTAGCTTAGATTTTTCAACACTTTCTTCATCTGCTGTAATACCTAATTGTTTGCTAGAAAAGAAATCAAACTTACCACCTTGTAGCTGTGTAATCAATTGACCTGATAATTCTGAAGTACCATATTTTCTTTGATTGCCTTCTGAGGTCGTGCCACCATAAACTAAATTTTTGTCTGTCCATGCGATCATTTGTCCTTGACGCGTTCCGTAGCTTGGTTCTTTTGTAATATTAATAGATGGGACTATTGGAAATGGATCAGTGAAGCTTGCCCAAAAAGATGTAGCAAATGCTACTCCTGCATCTAACCAACCTGAAGGCGGTTCTGGTGGGTCTTTTAAAATAAAGTTTTCATACAAATAGAGCATCTTAGACTCACTATGAAAATCATCATCAGCTCCAATTGAATCTCCATCTGCATGCCATTGAGTAATGTTATCATACCATTGATTATTAATTACTGGTGTATGCTCAGCATAACGAGGTACACCCTGCAATATATTACCAAGTCTATACGGCTGTGCTGTAGATCCGAATGCAACCAGATAATCAAGACTATTAAATGAATTGAATGGTGCATCACCCAATAATGATGTAGAACCTCTGGTAATTTCACCCATTGTCTGAAACTCTGATTGCTTTGATACGAACCTCTCCCACATATCACCTGACTCTATTATTTTTTCATAATCTTTGGCGACGCCATCAGTTGCATTTCCACCCCTATCCATCTCTACTGTCCAACCAATATTAGGGCTTAATGACCCATAAGAAAAAGCCTCTGCATCTGTTGCTGTTGCACCGAAATTATGATAACTATAAGGTATCTCTAAATGTCCATGTGTCGCGTTCTTTCCACCACGTGCGATCTTATAACTAATTAATGTTCCCTCATCAACCATATCAGCCCAATTTGATATTATCAAGCTTAATCCTTTTAATTTATCTATTTCTGTTAAATTACCAGTATCAAAAGCACCTTTTCCTGTCATTTGATATGATCCACCTGCATTATCTACAGTATAATTTTGTTGTTGTGTGAGATCATTTAATGGTGTGTCATTTTTATTTGGTTCAAATATTGTGTCATCACCAATTAAAATTGTCTTAGGGTCATTAACAAACTTACCTGATATTATATCTCTTGTACCTGTAACTGTATAACCATTTGCTACGAATGTTTGTGGGCTTGGAGGATTAGCCTCTATATCATAAGCAGAAGCATTTGGCTTACTTTCCTCTGCGCTATTTAAAAATTTTTCTAAAATTAGATCCCTTGTGCCATCAACTCTAGTTCCTGAGTGTCCGTCTTCAAACGTTTGCGGTTTTTGCTTTGTCCCTAGCTGTGAGTATCTCCATTCAGTAATTTTATTTGGATCAAAATTTTTAAGTGGCATTTTAATTACCTGCGTTTGCTTTAAGGTTATCTAATTTTTCAACAATTTGTTTATTTGACTCCATAATTGTAGTAAGTGGTGCTAATCCATTGTTTATGCTATTTAATATTGTATTTTGTTGAGTTAGTGCTTCACTAGAAGCTGCTCCATTACCTAATTGACTCAACATTCCTAAGTCTTTTAATCCTACTACAGTATCATCACCAGAAAACTTTTGTATTCCACTACCTGGACGCCAAATAAAATCATCTGCTACATCGCTTCCTTCGCCTATTAGTTCAATTAGACCCATGTCTGAGAACGGCTGGTACCCGAAAACATCAAAACCTCTAATTGACTCTATTACATTGTTTATACCGGTAAGCAATCCATTTATTATAGTAGTACCTAATCCTTTCCCAAAAGCGATTAACTCTGTTACCACAGTACTTACTGCAGAAGTCATGCCATCTATTACAACAGCACCCAATCCCTTAACACCGTCAATTACTTGAGTAAGTAATTGTCCACTTACGTCAACAAAGAATTTTCCTACTTCAGGAATAACTGAGAAAGTAGCTTTAAAGCTACTCATTATAATATTCGGAATTGCTATAAAAGTATCAAGTATAAGCCCACCTATAGTTAGTGTAAGAGTTCCAAGTGCTTTTCCTACCTTTTCACCAATCGAACCATCACCTTCAAAAATTTCAGTAAACTTAGAAAACATACCTGTGATTCTATCTATTATTGGCTTTATAGCCGCATGAATATCACCAAACCAATTTTTAAAAGATAAAACTAATCCTTCTGGCATTTTCATTCCAGCTAAGGCTTCTCCTATCCAAGCACCAATTCCTGCCCCAATTCCTATACCAACAGGACCACCAATTGTTCCTAATGCTCCACCAATAATACCCCCAACTAAAATTCCTATTCCTTTCTTCTTCTCCGTTTTTCTTTCTTCACCTGTTTTATCTGTGCCAATTCCAAATAATTTACCAACACCTCTAAAAACATCTATTGCAATTCCTAAAAATAATGCTAATTTTCCAAGAATCCTAAATGCACCACCTAATGACTTCATTGGTTTCATCCAGCCTTTGAGTGTCTTGCCGATACTGCTTATTCCTTTCCATAGCCTTGAATTCTTAATTCCTTCTTTGATTCCTGTCATAAAGCCCTTAGTAAATAAAGAGCTCTCCACACCCACAGCCTTTAGACCAGACACAATTCCCTTCTTGAAAGCTTTAAAGCCTAAAAAGCCAACCAAGCCCTTTGTAAGCATACTAACTAAAGACCCAAAGCCTCCCGGAGTTAACTGAAATAATATATCCAACAGTGTTTTGTTTGCTTTCTTTTGAAGCTTCAATGCTGGGTCAACTTCACCGCCGCCTTCTGCTCCATATCCTACTAACTTATTCATATCATCTACAGATACACCAATAGAATCAGCCATAGCCTGCCTCTGTATAGCATTCATATTCAAAAATTCTTCCTCACTTCCAAGCTGATCTATAACTGCTTTCATTGCACCCTCTAAATCATTACTAAGTGCCAATGATCTCGCTTTATCAAAATTCAATTCTCTACCAATTAATACAGATGCTTCAAATTCTGATGCTATAGATGACTCAAGATTAAGAAGTGAATCTGCCATAGTACCAGCTGTCTTTAGATTAATTCCTAACTTATTAGCCATTGTCGCTGCTCTTGCAATTGCATCTGCAGAACCATTTGTAAACTTAGCAATTTCCTCAGCAGAAGAAGCAATATCATCAAATACTTCTTTTGGTATACCACCAGCCTCTCTAACAAATTCTTCAAGCCCCATAATCATTTGGTTAGCTCCTTCCCTAGAAAGATCTGTATTCAACATTAATATTTCCTGCATCTCTGCTAATGTCTTTGTTGATGCCCCTGTATTTCTTGCAGCCCACGCAAAATTCTGTGCTAGATGTTTTGATCCATCACCCATCATATTAATATCACTCGCAGCTAAAGCAATGTCCTGTCTTGCACCAGATAAGCCTGAATTTAAACCAAATATTGCAAGTCCAACTTTCTTGAAACTAAATGCCATCTTTAATGAATGTTCAGTAGCAGTCCCTAAATTCGTCTGTATCGACTCTGCTGTACTTGCAACCTTTACCATTGCAGCACCCACTGCAGAAATTGCTGCAGCTAACGCAGTTGCACTTTTTTTAGAATCGAAGAGCGATTTTGCAAATCCTTTACCTTCTTTTGCCTTTTTACTTGTCAACTTCGCAATCAAACCTTCTGTTTTATACATCTGACCCAGAGTTTTCATATCCTCTTTATTTAAATCAGCATTCTCTTTCAGATACTTTAAAGCTTCTCTTTGCTTCTCCTGAATTTTTTCTATTTTATCACTAGACATTTCCTCTAAGCCTGCATTGACGTGTTCAAGTTGCATTGTCCAGCCATGAAAATCTTCAAGGACCTTTGCTGATCCCTTATCATTGGTAGCTTTTATTAATTTTTCTCCCATACTGGCAACATGTGAGGTGCTGTCTAAAAATCCACCAGATAATTTTTTACCCTTTTTTATAGCTTCTTCCTGAGCTTTGACAACTTTATCTTCTATTGCATTAGCCCATTTTTCAGCTTCCTTTACATTACCTTTTGTAGCCTTCGCCGCCTTTTTTGCACCCTTAGCAAAATCTTCTTGTGCTTTAGTCAGTGATTTTTTTGCGATAACTTGTTTTTTAACTAGATCATCTGAAACCTTGCCTTGAGACTCTAAAGTCGATGCTATTTCACTCTCAATTTGGTTTAGCTCCTTAGCTAATTTGAGAATTTTTTCTCTTAGAGCAGCTCGTGCTTTTAAATCTTTTTGATCACCCTGTGGCATAATATTACTTTATTGCCCTTAGTCTTTTTGCCCTGTCTATTACCTTTTTTTGCTCATCAGGTGGTAATGATTGTAACCTCTTTTCTAATTGCTGTTCCAGCTCTTTTTCAGCTTTTCTTACTGCAGCAATCTCATCATCTATGTCATCAAACTCTGGGGTATTTATACCCATTGCTTTTTTGATTTTATCGCTATTTGCACCTAATGCTGCTCCTGCAACGTAAGCTGCCATATTTGTTGCAAATGCTTTTAAGAATGATTCATCAATTTTTTTCGACATCGTCTATCTCCTGGGAGTTAATACTGTTCTATTGATAAATATTTGAAAAAATTGTTTTTAACGCTTTCGCTTTGACGCCTTGTCTATCTTTTCTTGTTCAGATTTCTTTTGTTTGACAAGCTTGTCAGTATAAAATTTTCGTAAATATATGGGCATATTATACACATCACTAAATGTGAATCCGCCCTCACTAAAATAAATTAGATTAAATATGCCCTCGTGTACTATAGGCCGGTATTCAGGCGTTACCGGGAGGGCCAGAAGAAATTTGTTGCTATCGGCAATTCTAATTCAGACACCTCACCACAGAATCCACAACTAAATACTGTTGTAAAGTCTATATCTGGTTGATGACTTGCGTAGTGATCCCTGTATGCCCTTGAATCCATAGCAAAAAATTCATTCTCTATAAAATTATTGATATGTCCTTGACTCTTATCACCATCAACAGAAACTATCTGCTTCCTTAATCGTGTGGTGACTTCCTTTGTGCGTCCACCCATAGTCTTTTTCATCTTTGAAATTTCCATAGTAGCATCAGCTTCATCTTTATGAGTCATGAATTTGAATTCTATTTTTCTCTTAGACTGAGGAAGTTCAAATTCAAATACATTTTCATTCTTAAAGTACTTCTCATTTATCTTCTTATGATCAAATGTTGTCAAATCATAGCTACAATCTTTCTCAACCTCACCACACTCAGGACACGCTGTATCAACAGAGTATTCTTTTCCATAGCCAAAAATTCGTGATGCTACCATTATAGCATTTTTATCACCTATCATAAGCTCGTTTAATGACACTTTAGACGCAATAAGAGACTTAAGAAGTTCATCTAGTACAACGCCCTTCTGTATTAAGTTCTGTGAAGTAAGTATATCCTCTTCCTTTGCTGTCATGTATTTTATTTCTATTGTACCTCCACTAAGGACGTGTCCTTCTGGATACAATAAACCCTTACTGGGTAAATCCACTACTTCTGTAGGGAATCCCTGTTGTTTTTCAGCCATTATAACTCCTTATTGTTTTGTTCTAGTTACAACTGTTATCTTGTCTCATCAAAAACAGAATGCCACAAATGTATTTGATGATGTTTGAATTTTTTTAGAATTGTAATATTGCGTAATCGTATCTAAGTGTACATGTCATCTCTACTGGATCTGATGTTGCCCAATCAAGGTCACCAAATGTAGCAGACTGAATATAAGCACCTACGAGTTGCCATTCTTCTATTATGTCTCCTACTGGTCCCAGTAGATTAAATGTGATATTTTTCTTATAAAAATCTGAATATCCATCACGACCAGTTACTGATTCGTGGGATAACCTAACCCATTCCATCACAGCTTGTGCTGCTGAAGGTACGATTGGGTCATACATAGTTATATCGATAGTTTGCCATTCCCCCTTACCCTTAATATACCGCTTTACGTTTATGTGATCAAGTGTAACTTCTTCAAACTCGATACTTGGACGACTGGCAGCCTTAATTGTGTAAGCTGGAATGCCTTCAATGTACATGATAAAGCGATTCTGAACCTTTGGTTCGAATTGCGTAAACATTATGTCATTAGGATCAATCAATTGTGGCATTCTAGTTCTCCTGTTACAATTTTATCGATAATAAATATCAACAAATTAGAAAAAATACTATAAAAACAAAAAAGCCCAGAAGTTTAATCTGGGCTTTTAAGTATTTTTAGATCAGCTTATGCTGGGAAGCTTGCTCCTGTTGGTTGTACGACAAAGTCTAATACAATAAACTCAACCGAACGTGCAGGTTGCAGATAAATCTGGCCAACCAACTGATTACGATCGATAACGTCTGGTGTATTATTACTATCATCCATTACAACTCTAAACGAAGATAAACCCTGATTAGATTGAACTGAATCTAAATAAGGATTCACGATGTTTAAGAATCGATTCCTCGTAGCAACTGTATTGTTTTCAAACAATAAGTAGCGAGAAGAGCTAGCAATAAACTTCTTAATCCTAATAAGCATTCTACGTACGTTAATACGATCAAGTGCTGAAGGTTTAGCTTGCAATGTTTTCTGACCAAAAACTACAACTCCCTGTCCTGGGAATGATGCGATTGGATTAATACGCCCTTCATAGAGTAGATCTCTTTCAGCGTGTGTTAATCTTGTTTTTGCTTCTAGAACATTTGATAAGCCACCACGATTAAGACCTGCAGGTGCAAACCATTCATGTGCTACTCTATCATTTTGAGCATACACACCCGGTATTACAACTGAAGGTGGTACCCAGGTTGGTAAATTGATGCTGTCATCAAGTACCTTAACCCATGGGTAATAAGTTGCTGCATAATTTGTATCTAATGTCTGAACTGCTGTGGTTGATGCAGATATTCCATCACCCCATGCACAATTATCAAATACATAAAATGCATCGCCTCTGCTTTTCACCATATCCATACCATGATTAATTGGATTAGGATGTAGTGTGTAAATCAAACCAGGTGTGGCGAGTAGATTAATATCAAACTCATCCTGATTGCTTACAGCATTTATAGCTCTCTTATATGCTACAGATCCACTTGCTGTTGAGGTTGAACAATCAAATCCTTGCTGATTAGTCGTTGCAATATTACCTGCAGTTTGCTTATCAACAGCTGGATTAGCTCCATCAAACCCACCTTGAAATGGTACAGTAAACTTATGCTGAGCAACATTAGATGTTCCTAATGCAAGATATGTCGCTCCATTAGCAAATGTTGCAGATCCACCGAAATCAGCTGCTTTTGCATCAGCATGACCAGTCATATCACTAAGGCTAAATGTCACGTTAGTGTAAGCTTTAGCATTAGTATCTACTGGTGCAAGATAAGTTCTATTATCTGCAGAAGAGAAATTAAAGCCGTAAAAAGCTGTTGTATCAAATTCTGATGTATTGCCATTTAACTGTGAAGTTGTATAAGATGCTGGCTCACAATCAAATAGTGTAGCACCTATTGATGCTGACATAAATGAATTTGTCAACTTACCGTGTCCAAATGGTACATTTGCTTTTACACCACCTGCTTTAACATCAGCATGCGGCTCTACATAAATGATTTTTGACATGTTTGGCCAATCACCATTATAAGTAAGCTTACCATCAGAATCAATAGTCACATATCTATCACCAATTCGTCTTGCAAAGTAATTTGCTGACTCTGGATCTAAATTAAGGTTGTCCCACTGTTCTACAATTGTATCATCGCTTTCCTTATAAGTTAGCGAATCTAGCTCTCTGACTTGTAAGGAAAATGTTCCCCAATCAGATCCTGCTACATCTGCAGCACGTTTTACATTTAATATAGCAATTTTATATTTGTTTTGAGTATCAACTTCACCATGTGATCTCATGTGTATTTTAAAAAGATCAGCTGTTGCACCTTCACTTTTTTGAGATGTTACATACGGTGTAGAAGCATTTTTATAATCTTGCTCTAAGTTAATATCTGCAACTGATGCTGTCATCTCTGCTGATCCTGATCCATGACCAGTTACAGCTGATTTAAACACCTTGTATAGATAAAATGGTGATTCTTTACCGTTAGCTTTTGTTGCTAATGGATTAGAACTAAACACATTTTCTATATAGTTTGAGTTCGCAGGTGTAAATGAGCAAGAAACTTGAAATGATCCAGAATTCACTGTAAATGCATTCATTGTTCCTTGAGCATATGCTCCAACAAAGCCCAATGCAGGATTGGAATCTGTTGCGCTTGGTGCCAACACTGCATACGTACGAAAGTTACTAGATCCTGATTTGTGAGCTGCTAAGTGAACCGAAGCAACTTTATATCCGCCAAGACCCAGTACTCTGACAACAGTAACCGTACCAGCACTTCGTAAATACTCTCGTACGGTAAATGGGACATATAGATCTTGAGAAAGACCCCCGAACATCTCCTTAAAAGCATTAAAATTACTTACTACTGTAGGTACAAATGCAGGTCCTTTTTTAGTTGGTCCTATAATTGCAGCGCCAATTTCAGCAATGCCTTGTGGGAGGAACGAGAGATCTTTTTCACGAGTAAATACGCCCGGTGATACTATTCTCTCTGCCATTTGAGTTCTCCAGGTTATTTTTTTAAAAAATTAATTCAATAATTCTAAAAATAAATATACACTAAAGATATGAAAAGTTAAATTGATTTATCAGATTATGATTTAGATTCTTCACCAGAATCTGCAGCGGGTGCTTCAGGTTCTTCTGTGACTGGAGCAGGTGTAAAAACTCCTGTTGCAGGATCTAGTTGACCAACACCATACTTTTCATTAAAAGATTGAGCTAAGGTCTGCTCATTGCCCTGAAGTGTCTCCAGCTCAGTCAACAAAGTATCTTCTAAGTCTGCTAATGCCTCAGATTGCTTATCATGTGCGATCTTTTGCATTGACAGGTTGCCCATTCTCATTTGAAGATTTTGATATGATGTTTGTATATCAGCTAACTGTTGCATTTCATCATCAGTAAATTTGACTTCTTTATCAGCCATTTTAAACTCCTAATTAGTTGTTAAATTTAAAACAATTGTAAAACATTCTATATTATATATAATGAACAATTTGTTAAATTAAGTTTTTTTTACTAAAATTATGATTCAGATCCTGAAATTGGGTGATGAGACCATACTCCGGGTGTGTTTAATACACTTTGTATTTCAG